TTACGTCCTCTTGTAATCTTTTGATGTTAACGCCATTGTTCATCATATCTTCCATACTCTTTTGTACTGCTTCCAACTGACCTGCAATGTGTTCAATCAACATAAATTGCTCCGAGTCAGCAGGTAGTGATCCCATCTCTCCACGAGGCCACTTAATTCTAAATTCAGTATTTTTTTCTAAATCAGCACCTATTGTTTCTATTGCCTGATTTAAGTCTTTTTCAGCAAGTGTGCTTTTAGTTTCAAGCATTGTGATACGCTCTAACACTCCAAAGTAAGCCCACACACCAACAGCAACTGCAGCTACTATGGAAATCAAGTTCCTCATAGGCATACTGATAGCAGTACTGTCTGAAATGTTTAATTGATTTTTACTCATATTAATCCTTGTTCTTAATCTTTGTCGCTTTACCATTTACATAAATCGCAAACCAACCAGCACCAGCACCAACTACAACAGATACTAACCCTGCTTGTGCATTGTTAGGCGCTTCTAATGCCATAAACCAAGTTATAACTTCCATAAATGCCCAACCATAGGCAACCATCATAAGTCTTGGTACCATTCTATAATTTGATATCAATTCTGGTATTTCAATCTCTATGAAATGCCATAGTTGTTTGACAGCATATTTAAAACCTGTCCAACCACTATTCAAAAATTTATTAATATTCCACATATTAATTCTCCTATTTCCTAGACCGTGCTTTTGCTTCATCAGCCTTTTCGTTTTCTTTTCTGATATACTCTATCAGTAAGCCTGTATATATTTCCCTCTCCCAAGGTAACATACTATTAAGTTCACTTAAGCTATATTTATGATGTTGCATAAGCGCAAAGTTCACTTGATAGTGGTTAGCTAGGCTATCGTGTGAGAGGGCGATCCGAAAAAATCAGATAGACCCGACAACATAATTTTACTTTTCACTTTTGTGTTAGGATTAGTAACCTCAATTTCGTGTGCTAATCTAGGCATAGTTGAATAAAATTGTTGTAATTTAACAAAAACTTTACTATCTAAACTCTCTATAAACTTCATTAGCTCCTCTTTTGAGTAATCCTTAACTGAATGCGTCTTTTCGCCTTCATATATTTCGTGAATAGTAGCTGCAATGATATCAAACAGTTTGTCTGTCTTCATAGCATTTGTGTCAGCAGTTGGATCTACAGCATTGATAGTAGGATATTTCATCAACATTGATATAGTATCGTTCACTTTGATTTTATTATCGTGTTTATCATCTACTTGTACCTCAACTTTAGACAAATCAACTTCCGTAATTACGTGTGTCTTTTTGTCATCTGGACATAATACTTTGATTTTAGCAACTTCACCAACTGATTTTGACCTAATCTGTAAAAAGATATATTCTAAATCAAATGTTGGTAAATTGTCAACAGCAACGCTACCATATGTACAAGTGTGTACAATGTCTTTGATAGCACTAACTATCTGTTTGCTCTCACCTGACTCTAACGCTTGTAATAAGATTTTCTCTTCTTTTACAAGGAAAGGTCTATACTTAACTTTTACGTCTGTAGAAGGCAACGTCAATTCATATGTCGCTGTTTCTAATATAGGTAAAGCCATAATTTACTCCTTTTGTTATTATAAAAATGGTGGAAATACTTTTCCGCCAGTTGTCTTACCAATTGGTAAGTTTCTTTTGACTGTTTGTAGTACATCACGACCAGCACGTCTTATATCTGGTGGCAATCTATTTAAGATACCACTAAACAATCCAAAATCTTTTCCTGCTTTTATTGTTGGTACAGGACCAAACTTCTGACCAACGGTTGCTTCACCAATTTGGTCTATTGTTAAATTTCTCCAATTTCTGTATTTAAATTTTACAGGCACTATTGCACCAGTAGCGTCTTCTCCATAATTATACTCCATAGATGATATAACTTCTGGATATACTTCGTACAATCTTACTGCATATGTTATTTGGTCTCTATCATCTCTATCTGCATATTGTCCTAATTGATAAATGTCCATTGTGCCAATATAATCTTGATAGAAATTCATATTGTGGCTATCAATATCAAATATTTTTTTCTGCCAGTTCTCAAAGAATAGTCTTTGTCTTAAAAACTTATCACCATAAAATGTTAAACTAATATCGCCTGGGAAACTATATGCATATGGCATTGCTCTACCTGGTCCATATACTCTATGCGTTTCTGTATTTACATCTCTACTAGGCAGTTCAACTTTATTACACATCATACCAACGTTTCTGCTCATTTCAGTAGCTTCTAATTCAGCTTGTGATCCCATAGATGTATTTGTCATATCACTTGTAACCGCACCAACTTTTCCTCTGTTAGGTAAATCAAATCTAACTAGATATCTATTTGTTCTAGCAAGACCTTCACCTTTATTAATTGCAGCTGTAAATCTTCCTATTGTACTTTCAGGATTGCCTCCTGGTGACCTCTTTAGTCTTTTGTCGCCTTGTACATTGACTAATGATTTATCCCGTGGTAATCCAATACGGATATCCATATTACCGATACGTCTACCACCTCTTAAAATCGCCATTTAGTTTCTCCTTTACTTTCGTCTATTTCTGCCCATATAATGGTCAGATGGTTCATAGTTCCATTTGTGTCCGTGATGACCTCTTACGTCAGCGTACCACATTCTTAACTTTACTACGAACACTCTCCAAAATGTTCTTCGTGCCATTTATCAAATTGCTCTCCTACTATCACTCCAAACTTTACTAGTTGAAGCTTTCTTAAATTGTTGTACAGGTAAATAAGCCGCAATTGCCATCTCGTCTGCGTCTATTCTCAAAAAATTTGAACGAATATGTCGCCACAAATATTTTTTAATAGTAGGTTTAATTATACTCAAACTTTTAAGTGAAGTATAATCAGCCTGTATCTTTGTCGTCTTATCAAACTTGTCATTGCTAACATATGCTTGTAATCTTTCTAACAATTGAAATCTTAATGCATATGGTAAATAATGAAAATTCAATCCAACAAATCCACCTTTAAACGTATCAACAGGTAGGACTAGTGGAAAAGTATCATAGTAGGGAAGTTTTGCTTTTGTTTTAGGATCATAAAAATACATATTTAATCTCCCAGCACTTGGCCTACTGTTCAACTTACCACTCCTCATAAGAGTTGTTGCTCTTGCTTTACTTACAATATCTTGGACAGCCTTCTTATACCAAGCCGCTGATTTTAGTTCGCCTTTTTGTCTATCTACCAGGGATGTGAATATGTTAACTGCCATACTACTATTTATAATGAAAAAGGGGCACCTATTTCTAAATGCCCCTTAACTTTTGATGTATTTTTGAGAGAGAAAGGTTACTCTTCGTCTGCCAATTTACTAAAATAAGACAACGTATCGTCTTCCTCGCTAGCAGGTTTAGAGTGAGATACATCAGCAGTTTTCACCTTACTGTTAGTCGTCTGTTGTGGGAGGTTTACAGTTTCCACAGTTTCGGTGCTTTGTGTACCTGCAATTACCCTATTCAGTTTCTCTTTGAGTTCATCATAGGATTTAAAATTGCTTTGGTCCACAAAAGGTTTTAAAGCGTATTGTTTTTCCCATATCGCTTTGATTTCTTCGTCTTTCTCAGCGATTGGTGATACACCTTCAAATTCAGATTTATCATAATTCCAATAACCATCAACTTTTCTGATTTTCAGTTTAAAGTTTGCACCTTTCCAAAAGTCAAATGGGTTAATAGCTTTTTCATCTTCAAATGCTGGCTGCATTGCTTCAGTAATCTTATCAAATATCTTTTTACCAAATTTGTATAAGAACACCTTGCCTTCATTATCAGGATGTTTAGGATCACTAACAACCATTACGTTTGCATAGTAAGATAATTTTCTTTTTCTCTTTCTAGCAATTTCTTTATCACTATCAACTCCAGTATTCCATAGTCTAGTGTTCTCTTCACTAACTGGATCTTTTGAGTTTAGTGTTGTTAATGAGTTTTCAATATACCAGCCACCTGTTCCTTGGAATGCGTGTGACCATACTCTTTGCCAAGGCATTTCTTCTCCAGATGGAGCAGGTAAAA